CTCACCCCCTGTGAACGCACCATCGCTTGATGGCAAAACAGTCCAATTAAGGGCGTACATCGTGATGGATGCGATTGTCTGTGAGTTGTTTACTGTGTAAGTTCCTGCGCCACCAGTACCCGTTCCTAATGCTGTAATGATGGTTTGCGTGGTGATGCCAGCGCCTTGGATGGTCTGACCAACATACAAAGTGCCGCTTGCAACAGATGCAACAGTCAACGTAGTCCCAGATATAGCAGCTGTAATCACCGCGCCTGGGCTAGACGTATACATTTGGCTAGAAGCGATGGTTTGGGATAACCCAATGGTATATGTACCTGTACCGCCAGAGCCTGTTCCTAAAGCCGTTATAACTGTTTCTTGTAACGCGCCAACAGCAAATAGGTTTTGACCGACAGCCAAAGTTCCAGATTTAATTGACGTAACAGTCAAAGTCGTGCCAGATACAGCGCCAGTAAACACGGCTGCGGTTACAGTAGATATACGCCATGTATAGCGATATGTTCCATCTACGATGTAAGCGTTAATTCCGTTGTCAGAGATAGTGACACGACCAGTTGTAGTGTTTAACTGACCAATCATGGTAGGCGTTAAAGTGTTGTTAAAAACATACACATACGCACCACAAACAGCAAGCATTCTTGTGCCACCAGAAAGTGTGCGTAAACCTCTAACTTCCTGCTGGTTTGGCAAAATGGCTTTAATAGTTAGACCAGGCGTTGGATATAACGCCACCACGCCTCGGTCACCAGGCTGTTTGAGCGGGTCAACTTCTGGCAAGAAATTGATGCACTCATTCGAGTCTTGGTAAACCGATGCGGCAGGGTAGGAAGGGCCAACAAAGCCAAAATCTGCCATTTATACGAATCCGCCCGTAAGAATCCAGCCAGCATCTTTACTGCGTGAGTTCATCAAAGCGTCTGGGTATCTTGCTACTTGCAACGGACTCATGTTGTTGCGCTTTAGGGTTGCTTTGGCTTGAGCTGCATAAGCGTTAATCATTTGTATTTGAACAGGCGATGCTTTGCCGTACATTGGCATTAAACGCTCTGCTAAACACCATCTGAGAGCCATTGAGTAGCCTTGTGGCAACACGATGTTGTCGTACAAAGTGTCGTATCTGCTAAATATGGTGTTAGCAAACAAATGCATCTCACCCTGAGAAGGGTTTGGCCACACAAACAAGTTACCCGTATCTGCGCCAGGATTAAAGTAAATCGCCTTTGGCCAAGGGCCATTTAGCGTCTTTAAACCAATCATCTCGTAATCTTGTAGTGCCAAAACAGAAACTGGGTAATCCAATCCCCCGTTCACAATAGGCTGACCATTAGATGATGTGTTAATCCGCACAAAAGCAGAGTTAATCTGTAATGGCTTTTCGTAGTAAGCGGTTATCGTTGTCGATGCAGCTGTCTGGCTAATGTTGAGTTTGTATGTTCCGACTTCGTTGATGTTTCCGCCAGCGCCCGTCAGAAAGTCCACAATCTTCGTTCCAGATGTGATTCCAGTGCCACTAAGGGTTTGCCCTTGTGCCACAGCGCCAGAGCCGATGGCGGTAACAGTAAGTACATCACCAGTAATTGAGCCTGTAAAAGACGCACCAATGAAGTTGGCGGTAGAAGCGACTGGGCCAATCGTGTATTGGGTCTGACCCGCAATGACTGGAAAAATAATCTCAGTCGTGTTGTATACCATCATGTCCTCGTTAGACCATTGGTCTATGAGGTCATTGAGCATATCTAAAGCGTCTGTGGCAGCTTCTGAAGTCGGAGTTTCGCCAGCCTCCAAAGCACCAATGTCTTTTAATGCTCTGCTAATAATGTCGATGGGCTGAGTCATGGTTTATCCCAAATTTGGCGTAAAAACTTGTGGAAGCCATGGTGGAATAACCTTCTGTTTTTCTAAGGCTATTACCTGCTCTTCTAAGCGTGATTCTATGATATTTTTGCCGTTTTGCATAGAGTCAGCGCGTAGCCAAGCGATTACATCTTCCTCTGTAACTTGTTCAAATGGCTTTTGTAGAACGGGGTCACCAAACTTCCAATAACCCTCGGTTTCTACTGAAGTATCTAATTCTGTGGCAATCACGCTGTATTTGACCTCTGTAATCAGTCCGTCAGTAGCCTCAATGTCGTGTATTTTCCATGTATGTGTAATCATGTTTTTTCTATCCATGCTTGTGTTGCTTCATTCCAATAATACATTTTTCCATCTGTTGGATATTGAGTAGGCGCATCCCACAAACAAGTTTCTTCATTTAATGTCCAAGATGGATATGGTTGTGGCGGAATAAACGCATCTTTAGTGCGGTCGTATGTATAACCAAGACCAGCATAGTTTTTACGCAGAGGTGTGCCGCCATTACTGTGCTGACCACCATGTGTGTTGTATGAAGTTTGAATCCAATCGCCAGGCGTTGTATCTACAAAATGATTAAAAAAGTCTGCCTCAGCAGTAATAACTTGCGTAACAATTCCATCAACAACTTTAGCGTAATGGCTCATGCTGTATAACTCCCAGAAACAGTAAATTTCATAATTGTGTTAGAACCGCTAGTGGTTACAGTTGGGCTTCCAGTAGTTGTGCCTGTGTAATAAGAAGTTGGTACAGAAATAATAACTACGCCTGACCCACCAGCACCACCATTAGCGCCAGTAGTCGCATAACCGCCACCGCCACCGCCACCGCCTGTGTTAACAGTTCCAGCAGTACCAGCAATATCAGTACCTGTACCAGCACCGCCTCCACCAGAACCGCCTGCGCCACCAGTTCCTATATAACCACCACCGCCACCGCCACCCGCATAATTTACAGAAGAACCTGTAATTGAAGATGCTGTTCCAGCACCGCCAGAGCCACCAGTATTTGCTGAACCATTGTTGCCAACTGCGGATGAACCGCCACCGCCACCAAATCCGCTACTTACGCTTGAAGTGCCACCACCAAAACCTTGACCTGAAGTGCCAGAACCGCCAGCAACACTATTACCGCCAGCACCACCAGAACCACCAGAATTACCACCATAGTTAGGGGCAGATTGTCCAGCACCACCGCCACCTCCACCAACTGCGGCAGTTATTCCAGTTAAAGAGGAATTAACACCACTTGTGCCTTTTACAGTATTTGTTCCAGCCGCACCACCAGCACCAACAACAACTGTATATGTAGTTCCTCCAGTTAAAACTGTTGTGCCACTTAATAATCCTCCAGCACCACCACCACCTCCAATACCACCGCCTCCACCAGCACCACCAGCAACAATTAAATATGATGCGCTATATGGGGCTGTTGAATTTGTAATAGTAATAGAGCCACTACCATTTGAAATGCTAATTCCATTACCAGCAGTTAAAGTTGAACGGGTAAATCCTGAGCCATTACCAATATTTAAAGCACCATTAGCAGGAGTAGATGTAAGACCTGTACCACCATTTGCTACTGGCAAAGCCGTACCAGAATAAGAAATTGCTAATGTTCCAGCAGTTGTAATTGGGCTTCCGCTAATTGATAAAAATGATGGAACACTTGCCGCCACCGAAGTAACAGTTCCAGAACCTCCAGCAGCTGTTGTCCATATAAACCCAGTTCCGTTGTACTGTAAATAAGTAGTTGGTATGGTTGGCGCGGTAATAAAAGATGTAGCGCCAGCACCCGTGTTGTATGGGATTTGTAAGTTTGCACCGCCAGCAATGTTTGTAGCAGATGTAGCCGTTGCCGCATTACCGCCAATAGATAAACTAGATGCTGTTCCTGTTAAACCAGTTCCAGCCCCGCTAAACGATGTGGCGCTTAAAACGCCTGTGTTTGGCACAAAACTTAGTTTGGTAGACGATGTTGTAGCGCCTACATTTCCTGTGGATGCAGATGAAATTACGGGATACCAAGTTGAAGATGAACTTGTGTTGTCAGTAATTGCAATGTTCGTAGCATTTGTGGCTGTCGTGGCAGATGTTGCGGTACTTGCATTACCTGTCAAAGCGCCCACAAAAGTAGTGGATGTAACTGAAGTTAGACCAGCAAATGTTGTTACTGTTGCACCTAGTGCTACGGCAGTTGAGCCAATCGTTACGCTTGAATTGTTTAGCGCGGAATTTGGTATAGAAGTTAAAGCCGCACCAGAACCACTAAATCCAGTAGCCGTTAAAACGCCCGTTGAAGGGTTGAACTGATATTTAGTAGAGGATACATATTCTGTGCTAATAGTTCCGCTTGTAGCCGCCGCATATAGCGGATAGCGCGTTGCATTAGTAGTTGTATCGTCTGATAGCGTGATTGATGACGCTGGCGTTGCCCAAGTGGGTGTGCCAGAGCCGTTGGAGGTTAGAACTTGACCGGTTGTGCCGACAGCAGTAAATGCGTAAGCAGTACCGCTACCATAGGCAATGCCACCAGCAGTAGGAGTAGCCGTTCCATTTGTACCCCCGTTTGCAATAGGAAGTGTTCCAGTTACGCCAGTTGTCAAAGGCAAACCAGTTGCACTTGTCAGC